TCGAAGGTGCTCAAGGGCCTCGGCGGCGTCATCTCCGCGGTCGCCGACCTGCTCACCACCTACGACCGGGTGATCGCCTACTACCGCTCGCGGCACCGTCTCAACGACTCAGTGGCCCTGCGGACGATCATGCCCCAGTGGGTCGTGAACCTGCTCCGCACCGACCTTGCGCGCCGCATGACGATGGGCTCGCCGGCGGAGCTGTTCGCCATCGCCCAGGCCCAGATCGAGGCCTGGTTCTCCACCCGGAACGTGAACGTCACCTGGCACCTGGACGGCCTGAACGCCGCCACCGTGAACGGCGTCTCGATCGCCCAGCAGTGGTACGCCGACAGCACCGCGGGCGCCGTGGTGCCGGCCTACCCTGCCAACGTCGACAGCTTGTTGTTCGTCGAGGGCGACTGGCTGTTCCTCGATGGCGGCACGCTGGACCTGGGCCTGGTCCGGGACTCCGAGCTGAACAAGCGGAACCGCTACCAGACGTTCGTGGAGACCTTCGAGGGCGTGGCCTTTGAGGGCAAGGAGTCGCTGCGGATCGTGCTGCCGCTCCGACCGGACGGGTCCGCGGCCGGCACCAAGGCCGTTCCCGCCGGCGGCTGGACGGACGCGGCCAGCTGATGACTGCCGGGAGGGCTCCTCACCCCGACGGGGGCTCTCCCGGTCTCCATCCTGGCCGGCCATCCGCTGAAAGGAGCGCCACGTGTACTACCAGCCGGTAGACGCGCCCCATGCTGCGGCGCAGAACTCCGCGAACCTGCTTGCGACCGCGGTGCCGCCCGCGAGCCCCGACGACCGGTGGGCCAACGGGTTCGCCTTCGCCGGCGAGACGTGCCCCCAGCTCCAGGTGTTCGCGGCGTGTGCCGACCCGGGCGACACGGACGGCACGCTGAGCGCGCCGGTCTACGTGCAGCCCTCGGCCTACCGGCTGAAGGACGTGTGCTCGACCGGACAGCTCGGCAGGGATCAGCACCTGGCGCGGTTGCTTCGGCAGGCCGACGCGGTCGCCTCGTACGCCGTGGCCCGCGAGCTGTGGACCGGCGCCGCCGCGGTGGCCGACCCGTTCCCGGCCCCGGCGCCCGACGGCAGCACCCAGAACCCGTACCTGGCCGACGGCAACGCCACCGTGCTGACCGGCGCCACTTCCCCGCTCGACGCGCTGGGCTACCTGGAGCAGGCGGCCCGCGACCACACCAAGGGCCAGCAGGTGCTCCTGCACGTGCCGATCCGGTACGCGACCCAGGTGGCCGCGCAGATGCGCCGGGCCGGCAACGAGATCCGGACCCTGACCGATGCGATCGTGGTGGCCGATGCCGGCTACTCGGGAGTGGGCCCGCTCGACAGCGGTACCGCAGAAGTCCAGACCGTCACCGTCACCGGCGCGCCGACGGGCGGCACTTTCACCCTGACCAGCACCGGCCACGGCACCACCGCGGCCATCGCCTTCAACGCGGCCGGCACCGCAGTCCAGGCAGCACTGCGCGCGCTGCCGGGCCTGGGTGGCGTTACCGTCACCGGGGCCGGCCCGTACACGGTGACCTTCCCGGCCACGCTGGGCAACGTCCCGCAGATGACGGCCACCAGCTCGCTGACGGGTGGCACCACGCCGGGCGTCACGGTGGCCACCACCACTCCCGGCGCCGTGCCTGCTCCCCGCTCGGGAATCTGGGCGTACGCGACCGGGCCCGTGCTCGCACGGCTGTCCCCGGTGGTCTCCACCCCGGACGACGACTCGGTCACGGTCGACCGCCGGACCAACCTCCGAACCCTCTGGGCCGACCGGATGTTCGGTGCCGCGTTCGATCCCTGCGCCCACTACGCAATCCAGTTCCCGGTACCGTAAGGAGAAACGATCATGTCTTATGACGGTGCGGGCACGCTGTTCGCCCTTGGCGTTCGCGCGACGAAGCTCGACGTGGCCGGCCTGCCCATCGTGGGCGCCCAGAACAGCTACGTCAGTGACGCGCTGGTGAAGGTCGAGGTGGGCCTGGAGTACGAGGACGCCAAGCAGGTCACCCAGCTCAACGGCACCGGCGTGGCGTGCGTCAACTACCAGGCGCCCTACACCCTGAAGCGCGGCTCCATCGCCGGGTTCCAGGTCTGCACGCCGGACCCGAACCTGCTCCAGTTCCTGATCGGCGGCGACACCATCTCGGACTCCGCCACGGTGCCCAACCAGATCGGCTATCGGGCACCGCAGACCGGCGTGGAGGAGACCCCCAACGGCGTCTCCCTGGAGTTCTGGACGCGCGCCATCATCGGCAGCTCGATGGCCGGCACGCTGCCGTACTTCCACTGGGTGCTGCCGAAGACGTTCCTCATCCCGTCGGGCTCGTGGGTCCTGGGTGGTGACTCCGCGATGCTGCCGGAGTTCGACGGCTACTCGGTCCAGAACCCGGGCTGGGGCACCGGGCCGAACAACGACTTCACCTACCCGAGCGACCGCGTCTGGCAGTACGTCCGCGAGGCCGCGCTGCCGAACATGGATGCCGGCTTCGTCCCGGTTGTCGCCCAGACGTGAGCCAGCCGCTCCCGATCCCCGATGTCCCGCCCGCACAGGCCAGCGCCATCCTGTGCGGGCCGTGGGCGTCTCCGAGCAACATCCCGGAGGCGTACCGGGCGAAGGCCAGCAACGACCAGTGGGCGACGATCCTGCGCATGGCCGCGGAGCAGCTGTACGAGCTGACCGGGCGGCAGTGGCGCGGCGAGGGCTGCACGGACCGGATGATCCTGCGCTCCCGGCCGCCGGCGATCGGCTCCGCGCTGTGGCCGTCCGCGTGGACGTGCGGGTGCTGGTACCGGCTCGGAGGCTCGTGGGGTGGCTCGATCTACGACTCGTGGGCCTACAGCTCCTCCTGGCGCGGTCGCCACCCATCCCCGACGGCCGTCCAGCTGGAGGTGGATGCCACGGCGGTCACGTCCGTGGTGCTGGGGGACTCCACCGTGCTCGATCCGACTGCGTACCGGCTGAGCAAGTCCGGCTGGCTGGAGCGGATCGACGGCAAGACCTGGTCGGTGTGCGGCCCGGCCGGCCCGACGACCATCACCTACGCCAAGGGTGACAACCCGCCGATGGGCGGGATCGTCGCGTGCGTGACGCTGGCGATCGAGCTGGTGAAGTCCTGGTGCGGCGAGCAGTGCGCGATCCCCCAGAACGCGACCCAGGTGGTGCGCCAGGGAATCTCGATCACGCTGGACCCGTCGGTATACCTGAAGGAGCGCCGCACCGGCGTCCCCGCGGTGGACACCTGGATCGAGTCGGTGAACCCCACGCTCAAGGGCGGCGGCCGGCGGACCATGCGCGCCGCCGTGTGGACGCCGGACATGCCGACCGGTACACGGATCGGTCCCCCTGCTTAAGGGGGCAAGATCCAGCTACGATGTCCGGCATGACGCTGATCAGGCCGTACGATCCCTTCTCCGGCCACGTGGAGACCGCCGCGGCCGAAGACGCCACCCCGCCGCCCGTCGTGGCGCCCACTCCGCCTGAGCCCGCCGTCGTGGAGGAGAAGCGCCCGGCGCGCAAGGGTCGACGGCCACGTCGCTTGCCCACCGCGGCGGAGATGGAGGCCGCGCGCGCGAAGGTGGCGCGCCGGTGAACCCAGACGTGTTGCCGAAGACGGGCCCGGATCTCGTCTCGTACGCGGAGAACATCGCGGCCTACGTCACCGACCACTTCACGGCGAACAACGTCGCGCTGCCGATCGCGCGCCGCATCGCGCCCGGCCAGCTGTCCCTGGACGCCTGGGACTGCGAACAGTTCAGCGTCGGCACCGGCGGCATCATCGACGCCGCGGGCGGCACTGGAACAACGGCGCTCCGGCCGCGGGTCGGCACCCCGGCGTCGGTGATGACCTACCGCGCCGTCAGTTACATGATCCAGATCGTGCGGTGCGCGGGCTCGTGCACCGCCGCGGGCTACCCGAGCAACGAAGAGACCGACGCCGCCGGGCGCCAGATGCTCGTGGACATGGCGCTGCTCTCCCAGGCGCTGGTGAACGTCGGCAGCTCGCCGCCGGACTGGGCGCCGAAGAACGTCCCGGTCGACGTGGGCCCGGTGGCGCCGCTGGGGCCGACCGGCGCGTTCTACGCCATCGAGGCCTCCATCGCCTACTCGGTCGAGGCACTGCTCGCGCTCCCGGCCCCCGGAGTCCTGTGATGGCGCGCGTGGTGATCAAGTCCGCGCACGGCGAGGTCAACGACGGCGAGTTCTCCGTCTTCGTCAACGAGGCCAACGGGCCAATCCGGCGCGATATCCGGCGCCGGGCGAACAACGTCCAGCAGTACCAGCTCCGCCGGGTCCCGCGGCGCACCGGCCGACTCGCGGCCACCTCGCGCAAGCACGAGGGCAGCAACGGGCTTCGGCCGTTCGTCGAGGTGCTGATGGGCAAGCAGGGGCAGACCGACTACCTCGGATACATCCTGTTCGGCACGCCGGCGCACGTCATCCGCGCGCGGCCGGACCGCCCGAACGCCGCCCTGCGCTTCATGTCCGGCGGCGCCGTCCGGTTCGCCCGCGAGGTCCGTCACCCGGGGACCAAACCGAACAACTTCGTCCGCGACTCCATCGCCCAGGCGGCCAGATGATGGATCGCCTTCTCGTGTCCGTCGCCGCGGGCCTGGCGGGCGCACTCTCGCTGTTTCTGCTGATCAGTTTCCTTCGAATGACCTGGAGCGTCCTCATGCCCAAGACGTATGGACCGGACACGGTTCCCGAGATCCCTGAGATCCCCTTCACCCTGCGCGTGGTGCACGAGGATGACAACGGCGAGCGTGAGATCCGCCAGCACGACTTCACCGGCCGGCCCGACCCCAGCTCGTCGGACTTCACCCGGTTCGCCGTGGCCGCGAGCGACGAGGACGGCACGCGGCTCCTGCTCGTGCTCCGGGACATCCTCCCGCGCATGATCAAGAACAACGACGGCGTGCCGCTGTCGTGGGAGTTCCAGGAGCTGCCGCGGGTGCCGAAGCGCGTCGAGCCCGGGACCACGCTGGTGATCGGCACCGAGGACGACGACGAGGGGGAACTGCTCGAACCGGCGAAGTTCCGGGCGCCGGACGGCTCGATCCGCCCGATCATCGAGCGGGAGAAGTTCGAGGCCTTCGAGGCCGGCTCGTCGCGCCGCCGGCTGCACCAGCTGATGTTCGAAGACGAGACGGCGAAGATCCAGATTCAGACCGTCGTCGAGGTCATGCAGGACCTGTTCACCGCGAGCGGCGGGCGCCCTACCACCGGGCGGTAGGTCTGCTGACCATCGCCCGATCCACCTTCCACGACCGGTACACCAACGGCCGGTTGGCCATGGCCGGCCTGGCGGGGCTCGACGGCCGCGGTCCACGGACACCGCTTTCTGGCTGGTTGGACGCGCTGTTCGTCATCATGCTGGAGACTCCGGTCGAGGACATCAAAAAGGTCGAGGACGCGCTCACGGCCGTTGATGCCCAGATCGATCCGAAGGCGACACGGGCCACGTGGGGCGTGACACCTGAGCAGCAAGCGCTGGGGGGCGGGTTGCTGAACGGGTAGGAGGCCGGCCGGTGCTGATTGGTGAAGCGTCCATCCGGATCGACGCCATGGCCGACGACCTGAAGAAGACGATCAATCGCGACCTGAACGACGCGCTCAAGGGCGTGAAGATCGACAGTGATCCGCTGGTCAAGATGACCCAGGATCTCCGCAAGGCCGAGCTGGATTTGATCAACTCGGAGGATGGTCTCACCGCGGCCACCGGCAAGGTGACCGCGGCTGAGAACCGCCTGGAGTCCATCCGTCAGAAGCAGGGCGCCACCACCAAGCAGATCGACGCGGCCGAGCGGGCGCTGACCAAGGTCAAGGCTGAGGCCGCGGTGGCCGCCGACAAGGTCACCTCCTCGACCCAGCGGCTCGCCAGTGCGCACGGCCAGCTGACCAGGGCCATCGAGGACAACGACACCAAGACGAAGAGCTGGGTGAAGACCCTGCTCGGGTCCTCGAACGTCCTGCGCTCCGTCGGCAGCGTGTTCGACGTGTTCCGCTCCAAGACGAAGGCCGCCGGCGACGAGGGCACCTCGACCGCATCGAAGCTGCGCAAGACCGGCCAGGACGCATCCGGTCTGGGCAGGATCTTCGACAGCATCGCGAAGGCCCCGCTGACCCTGCTCCAGGGCCAGATGTCCTCGATGGGCTCGATCGGCTCCGGCGTGTTCAGCACGCTCACGAGCAAGGCGACGCTGATGGGCGGTGGCATCGCCGCGATCGCCGCGCCCATCGGCGGCCTTATCACCGCGCTGCCCGCGCTCGCCGCGGTCGGTGGTGTCGCCCTCGGGGCGATCGCGCTGGGCATGGATGGCATCAAGAAGGCGTTTGAGCCGCTCAGCAAGAACATCGACGACCTGAAGGCGAAGGTCTCCACGAGCTTCGAGCAAAGCCTCGCGCCCGCGGTGGCGAAGATGCCGGCGTTGCTCGACGCGGCCACCGTGGGCTTGCGGTCAATGGCGAGCGCCATCTCCGGCACCATCGGCAAGCTGACCGACCTGCTCACCACGTCCGACAACCTGAAGAAGATCACGGTCCTGTTCAACAACACCGCCCGGTTCATCCAGTCGATGCAGCCGGGCCTCCAGGCCTTCGTGCAGGGATTCCTCAATCTGGGCGCCGCGGTCGCGCCCCAGCTGAAGACCCTGGGCGCGGCCTTCGGATCGCTGCTCGCGTCGGTGGGAAACGCCTTCGCCCAGATCGCGGCGTCCGGCCAGGTTCAGGCGATCATCACCGGCCTGGCCCAGGTGATCAAGTCGCTGGGGTCGGTGATCTCACCCATCATCGGGATTCTGGCTCAGCTGGGAGCCAGCCTCCAGGGTCCGCTGGCGACGATCGTCAAGGCGGTCGGAGACGGGCTCACCGCGGCTGAGCCGGGGATCAAGGCCTTCGCCGACGGCTTCGGCCGCGCCCTGACCGCAGTGGCGCCGGTGATAAAGGCGCTTCTGCCGATCGTCGGCAACCTGGCCGGCCTGATCGGCGGAGTGCTGGGCAAGGCGATCGAGACGCTGGCGCCCCCGGTCACCCAGCTGGTCGTGAGCCTGGGCGCCCAGCTGGCGCCGGTCCTGCCGAAGCTGGCCGACGCTTTCGGCAAGCTGTTCGCTGCCCTGGGTCCGGTGCTCGATGCGCTTTCGGGAACCCTGGTCCAGGCGCTGGGGCTGATCATTCCGCAAATCCCGACCTTGATCGACAGCCTGGTCAAGGTGGCCGGCGCCTTCGTCGGACTGCTGCCGGTGATCCTGCCGCTGATCCCCCCGCTGGTCCAGTTGATCACCACAATCCTGCCGCCGCTGATCCAGCTCTGGGCCAACACCGAGACGCCCATGCTCCAGTTCGCGGCCACCGTCCTGGGCAAGGTCGTGCCGATCCTGGTCGGGTTCCTTGGGGTCGTGCAGAAGGTCGTCACCGGGGTGGTGAACTTCTTCACCAATTTCTCGACAAACGTGTCGGCTATCTGGAACTCCATCGCCGGCTTCTTCCAGGGCGTCATCAGCAAGATCGTCGGGTTCTTCTCGGGTATCGGGTCCGGGATCTCGGGAGCCGCGGGCGCGGTCGGTGACTTCTTCTCCAACTTGGGCAACAAGATCAAAGACGGCTTCAACGCGGCGCTCGACTTCATCGGCTCGCTGCCGGGCAAGATCGGAAACTTCCTGGCCAAGCTGCCGGGTATCGTGCTCGACGCCTTCCTGAAGGCGGCGAAATTCATGCTCCAGGCGACCGTCCAGGGCATCGAGTGGGTCATCGCCGAGATGATCGCGCTGCCGTTCCAGATCGGGTTCCTGCTCGGCAAGCTGACCCAGATCATCGGCGACGCCATCTCGGCCGCCTTCAAGTGGGCCGTGCAGGTCACCACCCAGGGCATCGAAGCTGTGGTCAACTTCTTCATCGCGCTGCCGGGCCGGGTGTGGTCCGCGATCCAGACGATCGGCACCACCGTCCGCGACCTGTTCGTGAACGGGTTCGAGGCCGCGAAGGCCGCGGTGGCCGCCGGAATCGACGCCGTGATCAGCTTCTTCCAGGCGCTGCCAGGCCGGGTCTGGGGTGCCATCCAGTCGCTGGCCAGCGGGATCGCCGACTTCTTCGTGAACGCCTGGCATGCGGCCAGCTCGGCCGTGTCCAACGGAGTCAACGCGGTGATCGACTTCTTCCGAAATCTGCCCGGCCGGGCCATCTCCGCCATCGGAAATTTGATCTCCAACATCCGCGACTTCTTCAACCGGACCTGGGACTCCGCCGTGCGCGCGACCGCCGAAGGAGCCGTTGGCCTGATCAACTGGGTCAAGGGGATTCCCGGCAAGATCCTCGGTGCGCTGGGCGACCTGGGCGGGGTGCTCTTCCGGGCTGGCAAGGCCATCATCCAGGGGCTGATCGACGGCATCAAGGCCGCTGCTGGCGCGCTGGGCGGAGTCGTCAAGGACATCCTCGGCAAGGTCCGGTCGCTGCTGCCCTTCTCGCCGGCGAAGGAGGGCCCGTTCTCTGGACGCGGCTGGACGCTCTACTCCGGTATGTCGATCGTCCAGGCGCTCGCCGACGGCATCAAGCTGAAGACCAGCGCCGCAGTGGGCGAGGCCGCGCGGATGGCCGCCGCGGTCAGCGACGCCATGGGCATCACCACGCCCGGCGTCAGCGCGCCGATCATCCCCGCGGTGCCGGACTTCACCCAGAAGGCCGCGGTGGCCGGCCAGGCCCAGGCCGATGCCACCAACCGACTCGCCGAAGCGATGGCCGGCCAGGGCGACCTGGGATCGGCGCTCGCCGACGCGCTCACCGGCGTCCAGGTGGTCGTGTCTGCCCAGGAAACCGCCAGCGCGGTGAATAGGGTCAACAAGAGCAATTCACGGAGGTGACGCCATGGGCCTGATCTACGTCGGACCGTACGGACGGCTGATGGCGATGGACGTGGGTGCGGACGGTTTCGACTCCGGGATGGTCGAGTTCGGCGCGGTCCAGGAGCCGCTGAGCGGGATGCACACGAAGGACGTGTTCGGCTGGAAGCGCTCGTTCAACATCCCACTCAACGGGCTCGACCGCCGGTCGCTGAGTTGGTTCGAGATGCTGTATCGCGGCTCGATCGCCGGCCCGTACTTCCTGCGCGACCCGCGTCGGATGAACATGCTGCACGCGCCGGTGGCCGACACCATGTCGAGCTACGCGCGCACCGTGCCGTTCGTGGCCCCGAACGGCGTCGTCTCGGCCCAGGCGAACACAAAGCTGATGCTCACGAGCCAGCGCGTCGACACGACCACTACCACCGAGACGACGCCGGGACCGTCCTTCGCGGCGAAGTGGGTGGCGACCGCGGCCGGCGCAACGACATGCGGCAAGACGGTGATTCCGGTGATCCCCGGCGAGACGGTGATCTTCAGCTTCTACCTGATCTCCGGCTCCGCCACGCCCGGCATGCTGACCTACGCCACGCCGGGAGCCAGCCCCGTTACTCTCTCCGTCTCCGTGCTCACCGACCCGACGGACGCCACCCGCAAGTACATCCGCTACACCGTGCCCACCAACGGCACTGTCCAGGCCGTCATGCCGACGTTCAACCTGGCGGCGGCCGGCACCACCGTGGTGCTGGCCTGCCAACTGGAGGGGCAGCGCGCCACCACGGATACGCCGCGGGCCTGGGTCCTGGGAACCGGCGTGCCGAAGATCATCGTGAACGACTTCCCCCAGCACAGCGAGTATCTGGGCACCCGCACGTCCGGCTCGCTGACCCTGCTCGAAGCCTGACGCCGGAGGCACCATGCAATTCAACGACGGGTCGCCCACCTCGCTCGCGCTGGCCGCCGCGCTTGCGCCCGGCCAGAAGCGGTTCTTCGGCGTAGAGCTGCGATTCGACTGGCAGCGCGACGGCAACTACAACTACGCCAACAACGACCTTTCGGACAACTACTCGTCGTACACGATCGACCGGCAGCAGACCGGCGCGTTCCCCGACAAGCTCGAAGTGACCGAGGGCTACTCCGGCGCCCAGCTCCAGATCACCCTCGAAGGCGCGGTGGCCGACGGCACGCCGGTGTGGCGGATGTTCTCGCCGTACTCCGGCTTCTGGCCGGGTACGATCGGCGCCGTCGGCACCCCGATGTACCTGAACCTGCTGGTTCAAACCTCGACCGGTATCACGTCCATCCGGCGCTTCACCGGCTACATCCAGGGCGCGCTGCCCAGCCGCAAGGACGGCAACGTGGTCGTGACGTGCACTGATCTCTCCGGCATCCTGACCAACCCCGTCACACTGCCGGTCTGGGCCCAGGGGGTCGGGCCGAAGTACAACATCAACGTCGACCGCGGGACACTGCCGCTGTCGTGGGTGCTGGAGTACACGCTCCGCAGCTCCGGCATCTACGAGGGTCCGGCCCCGCACGCCAACGCGGTGTTGAGCTGGCCGCTCTGCCACGGCTTCCTGCCGGAGATCGGGACCATCGGGATCGAGGATGCCGACGTGGTCAACAACGGGTCGAGCTTCAACGTCTCGTCGTACATCACCCCGCCGGCGCCTGACTCGTCGAGCGGGTACCCGACCGACAACTACGTGCCCGGCCGGTACGGGCAGGCCCTGAAGCCGCGCGGGCTCGACCCGGCCGGCCTCCGACTGTTCAACACGTGCGCTGCCCACACGTCGGCCGCGATACAGGTGGCCGCGCCGGCGCCCACCAACGGCGCCAACCAGGTGCCGCTGGGCGGCTGGGTGTACATCGACTCGGCAATCGCCCAGACCAGCTCGATGACCGTGCTCCTGGAGCAGCACCGGTCCTTCAGCGAGTCCCAGCCGGCCCAGCTGTCGCTGTCGGTCTCGCATCAGACCGGGCTCGTCACCGGCTACGTGCAGAACTCCGGCCAGGTCAAGCAGTGGAACTGGTCCTTCACCCCGGCTGGCCTCACCACCGGCTGGCACTACATCGCCGTCAGCTACTCGTTCGTGTCGAGCGCCATCACGCTGTTCTCGAACATCGACGGCACGATCACCAACCGCGGCACCGGCGGCACCTCCGGCGGGATCACGTCGGTCACCCGCGGGTTCGACACCACGAACACGAACTACGTCACGCTGGCCATCAACGGCCCGTGCCAGTACTGGCAGCTCTGGTGGATGCCGGACACCGCGGCCGGCAGCGTCACCTGGCCGAAGGACCAGGCCAACCCGCGGGCCCAGATCGACACCAGCGTGACCCGGCTGAACTGGCTGCCGGACCTCCAAAGCGTGGAGTCGTGGGAGGTGCTGAAGGCGGCCGCTTCCGCGGACATGGGCACGCTCTACGCCGACGAGTTCGGGGTGATGCGCTTCGCCAACCGGCTGAACATCCAGGCGCGGCACTCCGGGGCGGCCTCGGTGCGGACGCTGAGCATCGACGACATGGACGAGATCAACCCCCAGACCACCTTCGATTCGATCATCAACCGGATCACCTACTTCGTCCAGACGAAGGTGGCCCAGGACGGCGTCGCCTACGCCACCACCGACCCCGGCCAGTGGCTCACCGCGGCGCACTCCAACCGCACCGGGCAGATCACCCTGTCCGGCATCCAGAGCATCCGCGTGGGCCAGGTCAGCTGGCACCCCCAAACCCAGGGCAGCATCTTCGGCGGCGGCTTCGCCTGCAAGGACGTGATGAACTTCTACAAGCCGGACTACTGGATGGACGGGTACGCCGGCCACCAGCCCGGCAACAACGGCGACCCGAGCGGCTGCCCGCCGGTGGGCACCGGTGTGAACGTCTACGTCTACGCCGGCTGGGGCGCCGGCGACCAGAACCAGCGGCACATGCGCGTGTTCATCACCAACGACGCGGCGACGACTATGCAGGAGTCGGTGGAGGACACCACGCCGTTCCTGCACGTGAAGGGGATCATCCTGGTGGCCGACTCCTCCGGCTCGACCTCGATCATGGACTCCGCCAGCCAGGCCCAGTTCGGTGACCGGAACTACTCGCTGCCCCAGGACGACTGGCACCAGGACGCACTCACCATCGGCGGGTTGCTCGCGCCGTCGTTGCTCGCCGACGTGAAGCAAGCCCAGCCCTACTTCCAGAGCGCAAGCATCGTCGGTGACCCGCGGCTCCAGCTCCAGGACGTGGTGACGATCGACGATGCCGGCGGCATGGGCGGGCCGATCTACGCGTCGCTGGTCGGGATCAACGAGGTCGGAGACGCGAAGACGGGCCTCAAGCAGACGCTCACCTTGCGCACTTTCTCCTGACCGGGCCTTACACTTGGGTCCGGCCCCCCTGGACAAGGTGGCTCGTGCCTGGGCAGGCATGGTGACGACGAAACCCCCACTCCTACGGCGAGGAGTGGGGGTTTCTCGTTGCTCAGGCCAGCCGGTCGGCAACGCGCAGATCGTCGGGGGTGAGGACTTCGTGCGTGCCCCCGGCGTCGAGCAGGAGCCAGGTTTTCCCGCGGTAGAGGATCGGCTCGTCGCCGGGCACCGAGTTCCCGTGGAGCAGGTAGCCGCGCGGGCGCGACCAGAGCGGCGCCTGGTGGATCGAGTTCCGGTGGCCGTTGTGCACGATCGGGTCCACCGCGATCAGGTTGGCCAGGGTGTCGGTGTCCAGGCGGTACGTGCCGCCCATCTGCTTGTTCCGCCGGTGGTGCGCATCGAAGGTGTCGTAGTCGAGCGGCACGCCGCTGACCTCGCAGTACCCGTTGCTGCGCATCCAGAGCCGTTCGCGCAGTTCGCGCCAGTTCGGGGCAGGCCGTTTCGCCATGATCGCTCCAGGTGTCGGGCTTGTGTTTCCCCCCATCATAGGGGGTAAGATGGCTACATGGACAACGCAACGACAGCCCCGGAGGAGGCCGGCCGCGTTTCTGTTGAGCTGTGGATTCAGCAGGACGTGTACGACGCCGCCATGAAGCGGGCATTGCTTCAGGGCCAGACCCTGGCCAGTGTGGCTCGCGCCGCCCTGTTCCAGGCTGCCGCCGAAGCGGTGCCCATCGTGGGCTGGGTCATCGCCGTGACTCAGCACAAGAAGCCCCGGTGGGACGGCACGATCTTCCCGACCGAGCAGGCCGCGCGCGACGCTGCCGCCGGTATCGAGCACCCGGCAACGGTGCTCAACACCGACAGCGACGAGGCGCGCGAACTGGGCGTGGGCAAGATCAAGCCCCGCGAGTACGGCGAGGACCGGGAGCGCATTCGCTTCCGGGTGCCGAAGGGCCAGAAGGAAGCCGCGTTCAAGCGGATCGAGGCCGCGGGCAAGTCCGCCCCCGCGACGGTCGAGGATCTGCTGAAGATCTACGTGGACAAGGGCGTCATCATCAACCCGAACGAGAGCGAGTAACGCACCGTGCCTGCCCAGGACCCCGCGCCCGAGAGCGCGCCCAAGATCCTCGCCGCCGTCGCGGCCGTCATGCAGCAAGTCACCTACGTCCCCAAGGCCGGGCAGTACGACGACGGCAAGCGGAGCGGTGGCACGAAGTACGCCTTCCGCCGGTTCGAGGACACCGCCGCCGCGCTGGGGCAGGCCTTCCGCGACCACGGCGTGTTCGTCCAGTCCCGTGTGATTTCGCGCGAGCGGTCCGAGGACAAGAAGCCGTACAAGGAGGGGTCCGGCTACACCATGTGGACCTCGGTGTGGGTGACGATGGAGTACGTCTTCACGAGCCTCGAAGACGGCACCACGCTGACGGTCGGCTCAATCGGCGAGGGCAAGGACTCCAGCGACAAGTCATCGGCCAAGGCCATGACCATGGCCATGAAGTCGGCGCTCACCCAGGCGTTCATGATCGCCACCGACGACCCGGACCCGGACAGCGAGCGTCCCGGCGACTTCGCCCAGCCGGTCGGCCAGGGCTATCAGCGCGCCCAGTCCGAGGCCCGCGAGCGGCGCCAGGCGGAGCAGCGCGGCGACACCACCGGCGCGCCCGACGGCAGCATGACGCCGGAGAAGCGCATCGAGTTCTCCGACTGGGTCGGCCGCCAGCTGAACGACCCGGAGCTGACCGTGGCGCGGATCAACCAGGTGTACGCCTACTCCGCCCAGCGCGGGATGCTCGGGTTCGAGGTCGGCGGCCTGCCGCTGGAGAAGCACATCCGCGCGCGCCTGGGGAACTTCGGCATCGACCCGAACACCGCGATGCCCGCCGGTGGTGGCCAGTGACCAGCAAGAAGATCGCGGAGTTCTGGCCGGAGCACGCCGACCACGAGGGCTCGACCAGCTTCAGCGCCACCGATGGCTTCACGTGCGCGTGCGGCGAGGCCTTGGGCTTCCCGGTCCAGGATGAGCCGCCCGAGGCCGCGGAGTACGAGCTGCCGGAGTTCGAGGAAGAGCCGCTGTCGGTCCGGATGAAGCGCGACGCCCAGGAGAAGGTGGACGCCGCTCGACGCAAGGTCGAGGCTGAGGCTGAGGCCCGGAGCGTCGCGGGTGAGCCCGTGCAGGACGACTACGCGAGCAAGGAAGCCGTGGTGCAGGGCGCCTTCGGGGTCTACGGACAGTCCACTCAGGACGCTGTCGAGCCCGAGCCGGTGGACGCTGAGGTGGTCGCGTTCGAGCTGACCGAGGAAACCACTCCGCCGGTCACCGTCCACGAAGAGGATGCCGACCTGTACCGGGACGAGGCTGACGCCGCGGTCGAGCAGAGCACCGCCGAACTTGCCACCGTGGAGCGCACACGCGCGGAGGTCGAGCCCGACGAGGCCCAGGCGACGCCGCTCGACTACGGCCACGAGTTCCGCGCCGGGCTGCACGACGGGCCGGAGCCGGGCGAGCCGGACACCGTGAGCACGGATCTCGCCCGGCGCGAAGCACCGAAGCCCGGCACCGGCGTACCGATCTTCCCACGCGAGGGCGAGCAGACCCTCGACCCGCTGACGAAGAAGCTGCCCGCGCTCGACCCGACCATGCCGTACACGCCGCAGGACGTGGAGCTGAAGATCGTCTCGATCCTGGAGCAGCTGGAGAACTCCGAGACGTTCCTCCGCCAGCAGATGGGGAGGCTGCACGCCGCAGAGCACGACCTGAACCTGAAATACAACCTCGCGCTGGCCCAGTCGCCGGCGAAGAACCAGAAGCAGCAAGAAGCCGAGGCCTGGCTCGCGTCAGCCGACGAGCAGTACGAGGCCGGCGAAGCGAAGATGCTGGTCAAGGCGCTCCAGGGCGCCCAGCACAACCTCCGCTCCCAGCTGTCCGGCTTCCAGTCCGTCGCCCGCTCGTTGGGCGTCAGCATGGGGAACACCCTGGGCACCTCGCCCCGGAACCAGGAGCCGCCCCCGGCGCGCCCCTGGGAGCACTGACCGTCCTGCCCAAGCAGCACCATCGAGAGGAAGAACATCATGGCTGGAGAGGCCATCATCACCTTCATCGGGAGCCTTGGCGGCGACCCGGAGTTGCGGTTCACGTCGGGCGGCGTGGCCGTCTGCACGGTCAGCGTCGCCGTGGGCGCGCGGAAGAAGAACCAGGCCGGCGAATGGCTCGACGGCGACACGACGTGGTACCGCTGCAACATCTGGCGTGAAGAGGCTGAGAACGTCGCCGAGAGCCTCGGTAAGGGCGACCGCGTCATCGTGACCGGGCGCCTGGAGAACCGCCCCTGGGAGGACAAGGAGGGCGGCAAGCGGTTCACCCTGGAGGTCCAGGTGGACGGCATCGGCCCCGAGCTTCGCTGGGCCCAGGTCGCCGTGAAGCGCGTGCAGCGTGGCGGCGGGGACGGCTACGAGCGCCAGCAGAACCGCGGGAACCAGCAGGGCGGCGGTCAGTACGGCGGTCGCCCGCCCGCCGACGACCCGTGGGGTAGCGCGCCTCAGGGCGGCGGTTTCTCCCGCGGCGGTGGCGGCGCCGGCTTCCCCGATGAACCGCCCTTCCTGCACAACACCCCGGCGTTCATCGCCTGAGCTAACGGAGCGGCCACGAGGCGTGCAGGCCTCGCGCTCCAGCTTGAGAAGTAACCCCCCGGTCGCGGATGCCGGGGGGTTACTTGTGTCCCCCTAAAATGGGGGGTACGATCAATCCATGTCCACCACGATCAGCCTCACCGGCAGCCCGTCCGTCACCGTGGAATACCGCGAAGTCTGGACCGACCAGGTCGACGACTTCGGCGTGGCCTGCCCCGTCTGCTCGACGATCGGAAACGTCGTCGAGGCCACCATCTACGTCCCGACGCGGGACGGCCGACAGATCAACGAGTCTTGCCTGTGCTGTGTCGTCGCCGCCGTCTTGGACACGCCGGGCTACGACCCCACGCGCGACGTGCTCGTGGAGTACTCGAAGGGAATGAGCCGCAAGTGAGCAAGCCGAAGTTCGCGCTCTACCGCGACACCGTGATCTTCCGGAACTCGATGGGGATCGAAGTGGACGGCCAGGCCGTCGACACATGGATTGCGACCGAGGGCGGCGAGCGCATGTACGCCGTCGTCGACTGCACCACCCCGGACGGTACCGAATACGAGCGCGCCGAAGACGAGATTCGGAGTGCATCATGACGGAGTCGGACGCTGAACTGATCCTGCACGACGGCCGCCAGCTTCCCGCGACGCCCGACCTCCGCCGCGCTCTCCGCGACGGCGTGGATTCGGTGCTCGCCGACGAGCTGGCCAAGGCCGGGGAGATCAAGACGCCGGAGGACGCCGCCGCGCTGGTGCGTCGCTTCGGCGCCATGAACGAGACGCTCACCGACTACGGCCGCGCCTTCACTGACACCGCGCGCACCGTGAAGGACGTGCTCCGCGAGCACGCGCTCCTCACGGTGAACGGGGACTCCGACGGCGTTCCGAACGGCTCGCTGGCCATCGTCGACACCGACGGCAGCACCATCACCGTGCGGCCCGACCTGATCAACGAGCACAAGTTCGATCTCGACGCGCTGATCTCCGCCGTCGCGGCGGCGCACATCGAGACGCCGGACGCGAAGGCCCGGCTGTTCGAGCTGTTCCAGGCGGAGTTCTCCGGCCAGGGCGACCGCTCGCGCGAGCTGCTCGCCGGGCTGCTCGCCGACGTGATGAAGACGCTCGTCGGCCTGGGCAAGTTCGAGCCCCAGGTGACCAAGGTCAAGAAGCTCCAGGCGGAGCTGGCTCAGGCGGAGCTGGACCAGGTCAGCGCCACCGTCACCGACGCCCACACGAAGATCATCAAAGAGCGCGGGACCTCGGTCGTGCGCACGTTCCCGAAGGGGGAGAAGTGACCGAGGACATCAACGACATCGCCGCGAAGTTCGACGAGGACGAACGGCAGATCGCCGCCATCCGCGCTGTGTACCAGGACTACGAGCACGGCGTCATCCAGGACAAGCTCCAGGGCTTTGACGCCATCCGGGCCATCATGGAGGGGGAATGACCGAGTTCACCGGCCAGTGCATGGGCCCCGGGAAGGACCCCGTGCCCGCGACGCCCGAGCTGTGGTGGAGCCCGATACTGGGGGCGATCATCAACAGCGTTGCTGGTGGGCACTGGCACCTTCTCGACAACGAGGCGTGGCCGCTTCCTGCGCCCGAATACCACCGGGGCGAGATGCCCGCCGACGCTGTGAAGCTCGGAAGCGTCGATGCCTTGCGCGCGGAACTCGTCGAGACGGACAGGGAGTGGCGGAAGGCGTTTGACGAACTGAGGCGCAGGGAGCGCGAGCAGGCGGTCCAGCTCAACGAGATCCGCGACGTGCTGGAGCAGTCCGCACATTGGACATCCTCGACGTACCCCGCGGCGGGTGACGCCAGGACGGTTGCTCGCGTCCGCTCCATCGTGGAGGGGGAATGAAGCGCGAGGAGCGGTTCCTCATGAGCCACCGGCCGTACGCGGTCGACCTGAGCAGCCTGCACAAGCGGTTCAGGGCTCGCGAAGGCGGTGGGTACTGGGACTGCCGGGTCGTCGCAACCTGGTTCCGGCGCCGTAGCGGCGTCACCATGTCGTGCATCGGCTACCTGTGGGACTACCAGGACGTGGAGCCGACCACCACCGAGCAGTTCCTTCAGGCCTACGAAGACGGCCGCTACGGCGGCACTACCACGGGTCGCTGGGACGGCGAGGGGTACTGGGGCGAGCAGGCGCCATCGGCGATGCAGGATGACCTGGATCTCCTCCAGCCGATGCTCGATGCCTTCCCGGCCGTCCCCGACGGGTTCGACGGCTGGTGGACATTCCATGGCTAAGCCGAAGGCCTTCGAGCAGACGCGCCAGCGCGCCGCCGTGCTCATGCTGGCCATCCGCGGCGAACTCCTCATCACCGATGACCAGCCTGCGCACGTCGACTTCGGGAAGCTCGACCACCCCGGCCAGGAGACGTACCGCGAGCTGGTCGAGGCCGGGCTGATCATCGCCCACTACTACACGCCGAAGGGGTTCGCCGTCGCGCGGAAATGGGGGCTGGTGAAGTGAAGATCTACTTCGACTTCAACGACTGGTGGATCGGCTACTACCGCGGATCCACGTACCACTTCGTCTGCCCGCTCCCCACTCTCGTGATTCGGTGGTCGCAACGATGACCGAAGCGCCGCCGTTCGAGCAGACCATCGCGCGCCTGTCCATGCTGAAGGAGATCGTCAACAGCCGGATCTACACGTGGGGCGGCGCGCCCATCCGGAAGTACGCGCCGCCCGCCGACGAGCTGTTCAGCCGCGAGCAGACGACGGCCTACCTCGAACTCGTCTCCGCCGGCTACGTCGTCGGAGAGAACATCACCCAGCACG